ATATTGCGAGTCCAACTCCATAAATTAAATTCAATATTTAATACATCATAAAATAGATTGTATAATATTTTTTGAATATTTTCATCACTAGAACGAATATGGAGCATTTCACCATGCTCATTTTTCAAAGTACATTCATCAGCTATAATATCAAGTGCTGAGGCTACAATAGCATCAGTGTCCATTGATTCATAATCTGTATAAAGTTGTACTCTTAATGTTTGGTAATTATAAACATTGTTAACATTGTAAATACCAGCGCCAGATGTTGTGTAAATTTTAGTAAATCGGTCTACAAGTGCATTAGTTTGTAAAGTACCTAATGACTGTATTCGATCTGTATCAATTACTCTTAACTCATCACCGCCTATATTACGAATAATAACATCTGAAGAGAATAATCGTTTTAGATTGTCAAATAATCCCATAGTATCTTAATATATGTTATAAATATTTATTTAAACTAACCAGCTAATATCCTCCATACCACCTCTACCATCATCCATTTGCCATGGACTACTTTGTTGTGGTGAGTGAGGAGAATAAAATCCACCTGGTCCTGTAGTATATGAAATTTTTCCTATGCCTCCAAGTGAAGCACGTGTTAAGTCCATACCTGTTTGAGAAAATTTTAAAGCTGTATCACGTAAAAACATACCAATACCAAAAGACATTACAAGATCATCATTGTACCCGTCATTGGCTTGTGCTTTACCATTTTTCCAAACAAATGTTCTTAACTCTTCCAATGTTCTGCGTGATTGGATAATACAGGCTCTATCTCTCATGTAAGCTTCTAACTTGGCAACCACAAGAGGTCTAGTTTTAAGTGAGTTAGTAAAACCAGGAACTAAATTATTGTTACTTCTATTTAAGAAGTTTTCCATTGTTATGTTTGCTGTGTCTGACTTAGCTGAGTAGTACAAGTTTTGGTAACCTCTTTCTATTACAGTTTGAATTGTGTCCCATCCTATGTTTGCATTTTCAATCACTAACAAAGCATTATTCCATTCAGTGGCAATAGATACAAGCATGTGTCCATAGTCACGAGTACCAACTTGTCCTTTGTACTCTTCTACTTGTTTAGCTTCATTTATATCAATAACATGACAAGCTGAATAGTCCTTACCATCACCTCTGGCTACGTCAGCTACAACCATATATTGTTTTGTATAATCTGGAAATTCCCAACGCCATAAGTTACCATCAAAACCACCTTTTGATATAGGATCTGTTTGATATGTTTGAATATAAAAGTTTAAAATATCAGGTTCAATAACTGTATCACCTGATGTTGTAAAGTCACAATCACACTCTTGGGCAGCGTTACGAATTCCTAAAATGGCATCTTGCTCATCTCTCCATTTTTGAGTTCGTTCTGGATGTACATTCCAAGGTAATTTTAAAGATACAAATCCATTATTACCTTCTTCACCACCAATAAATGTTTTATGAAACCAATTACCTGTACCATATGGAGTTGAAATAGCAATACATTGACCACCAGTGGCTAAAGTTTGTTGAGCAGAGGAAAATATCTCATCTATACCTTCAATAAAAGCGGCCTCATCTAGTAATAGTAATGATACAGCTTCAGATCTACCTGCATCTCCAGTAGCACCAATTGCTTTAATCTGAGATCCGTTTATTAATTTTAGACTTAATTTATTGTTTTCTGAAGTATTTATTTTAAGCCAACTGGGTAGATTATCATAGGCAAATTTTACTTTGGTGACCATGTTTTTGGCTGTTTCCTGCTTAGTGGCTATACACAATACATTCTTATCTCTTTGAAATAACATTAACCAAAATGAGTAAGCTGATACAAGTGTTGATATACCTAACTGTCTTGATTTATTTACAACAAGATATCTGTTTTTTTTAAACTGATGTAATACACCTTCTTGAAATGGATATAAATTAAATTGAATACGGCCACGCTGTGGGTGTTGAATCCAATAATATTTCTTCATAAAATAAACAGGATCAGTAACACATTTGACATATTCCTGTTTAATAATATCTTTAATGTTCTGTTGTTGATCACTCATATATATAAATATATAAAAGAAGCCTAACTTTATTGGTTAAGCCTCAGTACATGGGATTGCAAGGATCTTATTTACAGCGATATGGTTGATGTTTATTATGATGTTTACATTCACTACAACAAACTTGTTGTCTCATAGCAACATGTTGAAAACCTGGTCTGCAATTAAAAGTTGTTTTATATTGTTTTATTTAGTAAAATATAAATAGCCTAATCCACCTACAATAGCTGTACCTAACAGGCGAGTAAAGATAAGTTTAGCTTTTAATTTCTTATTATCTTTTCTTAATTGATCAACCCATTTTTGTTGAGCATCAAATTTTAACTGTTCATTTTTAATATGATCTTCATACATCAAACCTTTTTGAACATGTCCTGATATAATATTATTTTTTAATGTTACTTTTTTTTCTAATAATGTAACATTTTCATTACATAATTTTAATTCGGCTTTAGCACTATCACCACTAATTAAATCTTTAATAATTTGTTTAGCAACATAAGTTGGAATGTGTACTGTGTCTTGTGTTTGAGCATTACCAAATACAGGTAACAACATCAATATGATTAAAATATATTTCATTAGTATCCGTATTTAGCTTTAAAAAATGAGTCTACTTGAGTTGGAGTGTATTGATTTACTTGTTGTCCAACTTCATGATAATACTCTCTAATAATAGTTGTTTTTTCTTTAATATTATCTACTTGATTATTAATCTGATTAACTTCTTCTTCATAAACAGCAATTGTACTATCAATTTGTTTTTGATGTTTAATTAATTGCTTATTAACTGTTGTCAATGAGTCAATAGTAGCCTTAATATCAGCAGGCATGCCTTGCTTAGGTGTAACTAATAGAATAAATAAGTATAAAAATATAACTCCTCCTATAGCAATAAATATTTTTCTGATGGTTTTAGAGTTCTTCTTCACCATCAATTTCAATGTCTTTATCATCAATACCTAATTTTTTAAGTTCATCTTCTTCACTATCTTTTCTTTTAGACCCAATAACCGGAAGTTTATCTTCGCCTAATGCTTTAAGGATCATTTTCATTACTCCTTTAGTGTTAGTAGCTCCAAATTTATATTTGTCAAGATCATTTAACACTTTAACATAAGCATCATAATCTTCAGCTTTTAATTTTTCAATTTTATCTACAAGTTTCTTTACTAAATCAGGTAAACCAACTTTAGCTGCTTCTTTAGACTTAGCTTGAGCTGCTTTAAAGTCAGCACTTGATAAACCACCATTTTCAGCTTCTTTAATTGAACGACCTGTTTTAATTTGTGACTGAGAGTATTGTTTAATAATTTTATCAATTAAATCACTATTATCTACAAACCAATTACCCGCTTTAGATCCAGCGGCTGTTGATTTTGGTAATTTAATTTTAGCAATGTCCTTTTCAGATGGTTCTTCTTCATCACCTTTTTCTGGTTGTGCTTTTTTACCTTTAATTTTACTTTTACCTATAAATAAATCTTCAGCATCACCACCACTAACAAATATATCACCTTCACCTGGTTCTTCATCAGCAGCTTTTTCTGGTTTAATGGTTGTTACTTTTAATAATTGGTTACGAATATCAGGAGTAAAAGACCAATTAACACCAGGAGCAGCATTTTTTTCAATGTCACTTTTTAATAATTCAACTTCCATTGGATCAACATTTTGATCTTTAGCTATTTTAATAAAATAATTAACAACTTGTTGTTTACGATCTAATTTAAATTTACTAGGATTTTTAATTCTATCTTTAATTTGTGGAAAATCAGTGTTAAGTTTATATTTCTCTTTAGCTATACGTGCCATTTCCTTTACAGGAACTTTAATTTTAAGTTTTGCTTCAGTAATAAATTTTTTAAGATCAAAATTATCTGCCATGTTTAATTGTTGTTGTTAATAAATATTTTAAAATATATTATTTAATATAGTATTTATACGACTGTCTGTAGATCCACTTAAAACTATCAGTTTTTTAGGCGGATATAGTGTTAATAAGCGCAATATTTCTTGATTTATATCATGTCTATAGTCAAGATCTGTTTCTCTAACACCATTATCCTCCATCATAGTGCCAATAGGATTAATATAAAATATAATGTCATATTGATCTTTTAATGTCATTGCA